TCATTAGGAAGAACTAATTATTATAACGGCAATGATCCAGACCCATATGAATATGTGTTGAAGGATAGAGAAGTTAAAGAATACGTTAAAGTTGACCCAATAGTAGTTGAGGCTGATGCAAGGGTTTCGTTACAAGAAGAATTAGTAAAGTATCTAGAAGAAATTTGTAAAATGTTCACGGTGAGGGGATTCGCAATTAAAAATGCGATAGATTTTCTTAAATTTACACAAGGTGTAGTATAATTATATAATGAGTGATATTGTAGTAAACGTCAAAGATGACGTATTTCTAAACGTTGAATGTGATGATAGTATTTCTCACGAATTGTCAGACTTCTTTACTTTTGAAGTTCCGGGACACAAATTCATGCCTGCCTTTCGTTCAAGAGCATGGGACGGTAAAATTCGACTCTTTAATGTATTCGGTGGTGAGGTATATGTTGGTCTATTAAACTATATCATTGAGTTTGCAAACCGCAGGAATTTAACGATAGAATACCCAGAAAAACACAATATAGAAACAGTAAAACGGACAGAGGCGTTCATAAATGGGTTAAAACCATGCGCTAACGGAAAGCCTATATTACCCTACGACTATCAAATAAAAGCTGTAAATCACGCAATTAACGAAGACCGTGCCTTACTAATTTCCCCAACTTCTTCTGGTAAATCCTTTATGATTTACTCTTTAATTCAATACTATCGAAAAAAGATAGAAGATAAAATTCTTATAATTGTTCCTACAACCTCGTTGGTTGAGCAACTATATAAAGACTTCAAAGATTATTCATCTGAGATTGACGAATCGTTTTCCGAGGACAACGTACATAGAATTTATTCTGGCAAGGAAAAAGTTACAGATAAACAAATCATAATTACTACATGGCAATCAATCTATAAATTAAAGAAAGAATTCTTTTCTCAATTTGGTTGCGTCATTGGTGATGAAGCACATAACTTTAAAGCAAAATCATTAACTTCAATCTTGACGAAAACAACGGATTGTAAATACAAGTTTGGTTTTACTGGAACATTAGATGGTACAACTACACATAAGTTAGTCCTTGAGGGATTATTTGGGGCAGTTAAAAAGGTCACCACTACTAAAGAGTTGATGGATAATGATACCATTAGTAAATTACATATTGAAGCAATAACGTTGAAATATAAAGACGAGGAAAGAAAATTCCTTAAAGATTTTACATATCAAGAAGAAATTGATTTTTTAGTCGGACACGTTGCTAGGAATAAATTTATTTGTAATCTAACATTAATGCAAAGCAAAAATACTTTAGTGTTATTTCAATTCGTTGAGAAACACGGAAAACACCTATATAATTATTTAAAAAAACAAGACCCAGAAAGACCAATCTTTTTTGTATCGGGAAGTGTAGGAGTAGATAAACGTGAGGAAATCCGCAAGATTACAGAACAATCTAGAAACGCTATTATTGTGGCCTCGTATGGTACTTATTCTACTGGTATCAATATTAGGAATCTTCATAACATTATCTTTGCTCATCCCTCAAAGTCTAGGATTAGGAATTTACAATCTGTCGGTCGAGGGTTACGAAAAGCTGAAGGAAAAGATAAAGCAACTCTTTTCGACATAAGTGACGATTTATCATGGAAGAAACATAAGAACTTTTCATTGAAACATTTCGTTGAAAGAATTAAGATTTACAACTCAGAAAAATTTGATTATAAACTAAGGAGCATTAAATTATGAATATATCGATAGTACATTTGAAACACACGGGAACGGAACTAGTCTGCGATTTGCTAGAACTAAATGACGAAAATTTAGCAATCACCATCAAAGATCCACAGACTATTGGTATTGTATCGCAAAACGAAGCGGGAGCACAGATGGGTTTTTCTCCATTCTTAATGTCATGTAAGGATAATATTATACACCTATCATTAAGGGACGTTTTATTCATTGCTGAGGCAGAACCTCAAATTGCAGAACAATACGAATCAATGTTTTCTACCATTGCAATACCATCTAAAAAAATAATTGTATAAAAACTTTACTTTCTATGTTTTGTAAGTTATAATAGTAACATTACAATTTAAAAGTACCAGCCTTAAACAACATAGGATAGTAGCGTTATCGTGAAGTGGTTCAGACTACACTGAAAAGTTAGGTCTGTTATAATCGTGTCAGGATAAACCACTTAATGGTATCAACAATCCACTAGAGACAAATGAATTAACATTTGATGGCAAATAGGATATCGTCACCTATCTCTATCTCTTAACTCGTCTAATAAAAACATCCTAATAATTACTTACTAAATATATAACCTAAGCGAACGAAGTGAGCGACTTGAATCTGCTCTCTGATTCAACTGCTTGGATAGTGTAGAGTCATGTATAATAGTATTAGATTACACTTTACCCCTTAACTCGGATAAATCCTCGTTAAGACTCCCTTCGGTCGTTTTCTAAATGTATAATTTAGTTCTATTTAAACTTTACTTTTTACATGAAATAGAGTATAATATAATAGAATACACACTAACTAATAATAAGGAAATATATAATGCCTAAAAAGAAGTTATCAGAACCAGTAGATAAAGAAAATAAAAATCATTACATTAATAACAAGGATTTTCTTGCAGCTTTATTAGAATACCAAAAGACAATTAGAGAAGCTGAAGCAGAGGGTAAAAAGAAACCTTATGTAACAGAATATATCGCTAAATGTTTTTTACAGATTGCTCAAAGATTATCTTACAGGCCTAATTTCATTAATTACACCTATAAGGATGATATGATTTCAGATGGTCTTGAGAATTGTCTTGCTTATATGCATAATTTTAATCCTGATAAATCTACCAACCCTTTTGCGTATTTTACTCAAATCATTTACTATGCCTTTATTAGAAGGATTCAACCAGAGAAAAAACAACAGTATATTAAATACAAGTATTTCGACCAAGGTGGTGGTTTTGAACAAATGGATTCTCTTCAAGAACACGATAAAGAATCTTTTGACTACATTAATGAAAGAGGTTCTGTAGATTTCCATGTTCACATCAAAGAGTTTATTGATGACATTGAGCAAAAAGAGGCTGAAAAGAAAGCAAAACGGGAAGCAAAGAAAGCTGAAAAAGAAGCATTGAAGAATAATCTATCATTATTTTTTGGGGAAACCATTTGAAAGTAGCAATTATAACAGACACTCACTTCGGAGCAAGGTCCGACAGCAGAGCGTTTGGGGATTATTTTTATAAATTTTGGAGTAACATATTTTTCCCTTTTTTAATAGAAAATGATATTAAAGTTATCATTCATTGTGGTGATTTGATGGATAGACGTAAGTACGTCAATTTTGATACACTTAATAGAATGAGGAAAGAGTTTATTCAACCGATGATTGATAATGATATCACTATGCATACCATTGTAGGCAACCATGATACTTATTATAAGAACACAGTAGAAGTTAATTCAGTTGAGCAACTATTTGACATTGGTGATGATAAATTAAATCCTATCATTGCTTATTCAAAACCAACAACATTAGAATTACAAGATAGAAAAATAGATTTAATTCCTTGGATTAATAAAGATAATGAAGAGGAAGTCCTTTCATTTATTAAGAATTCTAAATCAGAAATAGCATTTGGTCATTTTGATTTGAGGGGTTTTGAAATGCATAAGGGTGTGAACTCAATGTATCATTCAAGGGCATCTAATTTCTTAGACGATTATGATACAGTTTATTCTGGTCACTTTCATACTAAATCTGATAATGGTCATATTTATTATCTAGGAAATACATATGAAATCAATTGGAGTGATTATAATGATAATAGAGGGTTTCATATATTTGATACCGAAACACTTGAATGTGAACAAACAGTAAATCCTTATAAATTACATGTTAAAGTTAATTATGATGAAGAAGAAAAAGAATCTCAATTAGAAGAAGATTACTCAGGGCAAATTGTTAAGTTAATTGTCACAGGTAAAAAAGACTTTGGTCATTTTAATCTTTTAGTAGAGAAAATCGAACGTGAATCTGAAACATTAACAATAGTTGAAGACCACGGATTATTATCAACAGAACAAGTTGAATTTGACACAGAGGACACTATTACTACATTGAACAAATATGTTGATGGAATGAATATCAGCAATGAAGAAGAAGTTAAAAAGATTTTAAATGAAATATATGTTGAGGCAATTGCCCTGTGATTCATTTTAATAAAATTCAATGGAAGAATTTCCTTTCAACTGGCAATAAAGTATCTGAAATAATCCTCGATGAAACAAAAACAACATTAATGATTGGCACTAACGGTGCAGGAAAATCAACAATGATGGATGCTATTTCATTTGGTTTGTTTGGTAAACCTTTTAGAAAGATTAAAATAGGTCAATTAGTAAATTCAATCAATAGAAAAAATATGTTGGTTGAATTGGAATTCAAAACAAGTGGTAAAGAGTATCTAATTAAACGTGGTTTAAAACCTGCTATTTTTGAAATTTATATAGATGGCGAAAAACAAGACCAAGAGGCAGCTGCCAGAGATACTCAAGACTTTCTAGAAAAATATGTCTTAAAAATGAATGAAAAATCTTTCAGACAAATTGTAGTTTTGGGTTCTGGTTCTTTTGTGCCGTTTATGAGATTGAAGGCTGCAGAACGTAGGTCTATTATTGAAGAATTATTAGATATTCAGATTTTCGGTGTTATGAATGATTTAATCAAGGAACGTGTAAGTGGAAATAAATTCGACTTACGAGAAGTTAGTCATAAGATTGAATTATTACAACAACATATCGAACTTCAAGAAAGTCATCTACAATCTATGAATGAGGATAAACAAGAATTTATAGAAAAGAAGAAGAAATTTATAGATAAGTGTTTATCTGATATTGGTGATATTGAAGGAGAGATTGAAGAACTTAAATTAGAAACTGTTGATTTTAGTAAATTGAATAATAAGTCAAAATCTTTAAGTAAATTTCAAACAACATTTTCGACAAAAATTGATACGATTAACACGCAATTGCGTATCATTACAACTAATTCTGTATGTCCATCTTGTAGTCAAGATATTGATTCGAACCACATGGACCACATGGGAGAAACCTTAACTACAAAAAGAGAAGAATTTAAAACTGGCCTTGATGATGTCAATATGAAATTAGATAATCTATCTGTTGATATTGATATAATTCAAAATTTATTACAAGAAATTACAAACAAACAACACCAAATAACAAGTTTAAATGATACGTGTACTAGAATTAATAGTGAAATATCCGAAGCAGTAAATGAAGTTGTGGAAGTAGTTGATAATAAAGACTTACAAGAAAAGAAGACTTTAAACGATTCTCACCATGATAATAAATACGATTTACAAGAAGAGAAACATAATCTAAACACTGTTCAGGAATTATTAAAAGATTCTGGAATTAAGACTGTTGTTATTAAAAATTATTTACCTCTAATAAATCAATTAATCAATAAGTATCTATCGGCATTGAATTTTTATATCAACTTTGAACTTGATGAGAATTTTACTGAGACCATTAAATCAAGAGGTAGAGATGAGTTTCAATACGGTTCTTTTTCAGAAGGCGAGAAATTAAGAATTGACCTCGCTTTGTTATTTACCTGGAGAGAAATTGCAAAATTAAAATCATCAGTCGCAACTAATTTATTGATTCTTGATGAGATTTTTGATAGTTCTTTAGACTCGACAGGAATTGAAGATTTCCTTGGTATTCTAAATTCTTTAGGAACAGAAGCAAATGCATTTGTTATTAGTCATAAAGGACAACAGATTATTGACAAGTTTGGAAGAGTTATAAAACTTACAAAAGAAAAGAATTTTAGTAAAATTGCTTCGGATTGATTATGATAGAAATTTCGATAACGTTGTATATAATAATAGGTATAGTGTATTACATGGTGGATAAATTATGATAAAAATATTTTTTAAAGGTGAAGATAGTAAGTATGCGTGGAGTGTGT